GGACTTTAGGTTGGCCTTCGCTTGCGCGACTATCTTCATACCGAACTCCTTGAGGCCGTCCGCTGCGCCACGCAGCACGGTGGCCTTGAAGTTGCGAATGTTCAACCCCAAGGCCCGAAGGCTGCGCTCGTCAACGTAGAGGCCGTCCGTCATACAACCGCCCTCCTTGATGCAAGGACACGCAGTTCCCGCTGACGGTTCCCGACATCCTCAATGCTATCCACGCCGAGCGTCTTGCCGTTCCACGTAATCTGCTGAAACTTGTCGGGATAGTAGCGCATCCGAATCTCGTATGCCTCAATGTCTGCCGTTTGGTAGTAGTTCTGCTTGGCGTAACTGCTCATCATCTGCACACTCGCAGGGCGGGTCACGGTAACTGGGGTTCCGCTGCCGGAGCCGGAGCCGCTTGCCGTCAAGGGCGTGAGCGACTGCATACCATAGGCATCCGTCGCGCTGACAAGGAAGTGCAGCGTGATGGTGTCGCGGTACGCGCGGGGTGCTATGTCCGACTTATTGAACAACATACGAAGCAGGGATACGTTTATAGACCGCCAGTTCTTCCTCGGTATTGCCGTCCCAAAGGGCGGCGGCAGCCTCCCACACATAGGGAAGCAGACGCGCCACCTCGCTTTCCAGCGGGGTAGTCGTGTATCGGATGGTGTAGTGCATCTTGCGCGGCAAGAACAAGGTCGTGCCCCTTGCGAGGCAGCGGCCCACGACATCTTCGCCCGTGGCCCAGTCCGTAACGGAAGTGACCCCGTTAATCATAGGCTGCCACAACTGCGCCTTCTCGCCCTCGCCGTCGATTTCGATGGTGCAGGGGAGCAGGGCGCGGTCGGCGTACTCCTGCACGCGGAGGGTTGCGTTCTGCAAGACCTTCGTCAGTTGTGCGTCGTCCGCGCTGGTGCTTATCTTAGCATACGCCTTGAAGTCAGCAAGCGTGATGCCCGTGTTCGTGCCGATTGTGATGTACTCCATTTATCCGATGATTTGCCAGTAACCGATTTTCTGCATATATTTCGCGAGGGCGCGGGGCTTCATCCACTCGCTGCCCTCAGCCAGCCCGTCGTGGGCCTTGATAACCTTGATGCGGGCGTTGGAAGATACGCGCGGGGCAGGGGCGACCGCCTTGTTGTCATACTGCGGTCGCTCTGCCTTGCGTGTGGTGGTTTTCTTCGCTGCCATACCCGTCAACGATTAACCTTGACCCGAACCCGAACCGCTGCCAGCGGGAGAAGCGATGGCCGCGATAGCGGTGTCGATGTTCGACACGTAGATAACGGCCTTCTTCTTGTTCGCCGGGACGACGACCTGTCCGCGCCAACGGAGATAGAGGACATACGAATCGGTGGAGGCCACGCGCTCGACTTCGAGTTCGAAGCCCAGCTTCTCGTAGAGGTCGAACACGCCGGAATCAGCGACGATGAGGCTGCCCTTCGTCATCTTCGCGGAAGTCACGACGCGCTTACCCATAAAGGTGTAGATACCGCCGTTGACATACTCAAAGATGAGGCGACCGTTTGCATCCTTCTGATTCTTGTACTTGGCGAAGTCGGACGGGTGCATATAGATGGTGTTCGCCACGAAAGCACCGTTAGTGCCGAGGGCGATCTGCGCGTCGATAGCGTCCACCAGTTCGATGAGGCCCGGATTCGGCATCGAGGCTGCGAGGCCCGCGCCACTTGCGGAGAACGCGGTGGAACCCTGCCCGATGATGCCGTACACCTTGTACTGGCCAGCACCGCTGCCGTTGCCGGAGCCGCTGAGGATTTCGGTGTCAACCTTGTTGCGGATGGCGGCGATTGCTTCCTCACGTGCCCAGTTCAAGAAGTAGGAGAGGTCGGTAGCAACCTCGCGGGTGAACGGGAGTTTCGCGGCGATCTTCGCCATTTTGCGGGTTTTCTCTTCGACGGCGGCTGCGTCGGCGGTTCCGATAGCGGAGCCTTCGCCCACGTAACCCGTGTTGTCGGTAAACGTACCCTCAAGCCAAAGGACTACGCTCTTGTCCTGCGGCACATCCTTGCGACGGATGTCATTGAGGAATACGAGCTGACGCTGCGCGTCGGCGTTTACGAAGGTGTCGCCGATGGTGCGGAGAACCGTACCCGTGAACGAACCCGTGGAGATTTTGACCTCCATCTTGCCAGCTGCGCGTTTGCCGTCCACCACATCGTTGATGAGGTTGCGGAACTCGTCGGACTTGATGGCTTCGCAAAGGGCCTGCGCCGGGGTCTGCTTCTTGGCGTTGGCGGCCTTCATTTCTTCGTGCATCATCTTGATGCTTTCGTCGAGGGCGTTGATGCTCTCGTCGATGGATGCCTTGTCAGCCTTTGCTTCTGCGAAACGCTGCTCAAGGTTCTGCTGCTCGGCGGCCATAGCGTCGAGTTTTTCCTGCATTTCTTTTTCCATTTCTGCGTTGTTTTGGTTAATAGTAGTAGTCGTTTCGTCCGTCTTGCGCTCGACACCCTCCAGCGTGGCTTTCGGATTTGCCGCGCGGCTGACAAGACTGATTTCGTACAAGTAGATGTCGGTCAGCACGCGCTCTGCGCTGCCGTCCGTAGGGAACTCGGCCTCCCTTGCGGTATAGCCGATGGAAAACTCGTTAAGTGCGCCGTCCTCGATTAACGTGGCGGCATCCTTGCCGAGCGTCGTGTTGCTTATCATAGCGCGGAACCATAGGCCGCGCTCGTCCTCGCGCATCTCCGTGATAGGGCCGAGGACATCGTCGAAGTTGTGCTGCCAGCATAACTTGACGCGCTGCGCATCCTCACTTGCGAGGAACGCCTTGAACGCCCCCGGCTGGATGATGTCGCCGTAACTGTCCTTGTTTCCGAAGTATGCGCCGTAGCCTTCGATGTAGAGGTTCGTGTCCTCGCGGGCCACTTTCGCCTCTTGGCATACGATGGATTTCTGCTCGATTTTCTCTGCCATTGTGTTGCGCTTTTTGCAATCTTACAAAAGCGGAACGGCAATCCAAGCGGTTTATCTATTGATAGCGGATTAATGGCTATTTTCGGGCGATTTGGCGCGTTTTCTCGCTTCGCTGGGTAAGTTGTTAGGGCGAGGGCGAAGCACGAAAAAAGGGGCGGCTTTTGGCCGTCCCTGCCTTTGCGAATTACACCAACTTAATGGCGTTTAGTTCAACCCAAAATCAAGACCTCCACCCCGTCGAACACCCTGCCGTCGGACGCGAGGAAGTACCCCGCATCGTTTGGCCCAGCGACTAAGTGGCCCTCAATGATTTCGCCCCTTTCAGTCCGTGCTTTCATATTTCCGTGATTCCGTTTCCCTTTGGTAAGTATATGACCGTACAAGCGCAGTTGATAACCTCCGAAGCGGGTGCGCCGAACCGCTCGTCCATCGGCTCTTGCATCAAGAAGCCGCCCACGTTGAACATCTCGGACTGGTCTATCGTGATGCCGTCCACCGCCGCGTGCGTTTCGCGGGTGTTGATGCCGGATATGCTCCAAGTCTTTTCGTAGGGGATGCCGAGCGCATCGGCAGCAGATCGCCCGCCTATGTTCAAGGACTTCATCGCCTCCGTGTGGCATATCCGGCGCACTTGCCACTTTTGCACCGCGTCGTACTTCGCCAGCGTTTCGCGGTACATCCTCCGCGTCAGTTCCTCCACCCCCTGCGTGCTGGCGGGGTTGCCGAACTCGTCCGTACTGAGGTAGATGCGCGATATGGTTTCCTTTAGGAATTTCGCCACCGTGTCGCCCATCAGCACGATACGGTCGCCGAGGTTGTCCTGCGCCCATTGTAGCAGGGCCTGGGCGAAAGCGTCCGTCACATCGGCCTTGCGGGATAGCAGACGGTTCGCCACCTCCACCGCGCCGGAATGACCTATCGTGAGGTACATATCCTTCAACAAGGGGTACATCCACGGCTCTTGGTATTCCACCTCGCTGGCCCACGCGACGGGCGGCACTTTGCGCTCTACCAGCGCATCGAGGGAGGCCACCACACTCGCGTGCCGTAGCCTCCGCATCTTGCGCTCATACGATGCCGCCTTCTGCAAGGCGTTCATTCGTGACGCGAACTGACGCGCCCGTTGTATGCGTGTTATGTGCTTGCGCTTCTCCATCACTTCCCGGCCTTGTGTACGTAGGTCGATTTCCACTGCCGCGCGACCGTCTCCTTAAGTTCGGGAAACTCTGCCGCCATCATCGTGTCGAGGGCGAAGCCCATAAGGTAACGCTCATATTCGTGCAATGCCCCCGCCGTCGTCAACGCCTGCGATGGTGTCCACGTTTTCTTGAGCCGTCCGTCCTCCGTCACGCGCACGCGGAACTCCCCGTCGTGCCGCTCGGTGTCTATCAGCAGCGTGACCGTGACCTTGCGCTTCAAAACCGCCATCGCCTACGCGTTTTCGTTGATGTCTTGAATCTCGGCCTCGTCGCCGAACATCGTGCCGAGCGGGAGCATAGGCTTGTCGTAGATGCCGCCGGGGTTGTCTGCCCCCTCCAGCCGCGCGTATCCGTATGCCTCGCGCAACTCGTTCAGCGTGGCGTGCATCAGCGTAAGGTTGCGCAGCACATCCGTAGGCGAATCTTGCAAGACATCTATCTTGTCGGTGTTTACCTCCAGCCGGAGCCGTAGGTCTGCATCCTTCATCCGCAGCGATTTCGCGTTCCGGCGTAGGTATTCGATGAAGTCCTCGCAGAACACGCGGACTCGCGGAAGGGCGGCACTTTCGTACAACGCCTTCTTTGCCTCCTTCGCGTTCTCGTACTTGCTTTGTCCGTAGTACAAGTCCATCGGGATACCGTAGGCGAAGCAAAGGGCGGTCACGCTCTCCTTGCCGGAATCAAGAATCGACAAGTCCACGGGCGTGCTGCCGAGTTCGTGCGTTTCGATAGGCTGCCTAAAGAACTTGGTCTTGTTCGTGTTCTCCTTCGCGTTGACTTCGCGTTCCACCTCGGCTGCCGCTTGCGGCACTACGAAGCCGTCCTTGTCGCGAGCGGGCGTGATGATGGCGTTGACCCCGCCGTTCTCGATTGCCGTGTTCAGCCGTTCCTTGCCCTTCTTCAGCAGGGCCGTGTCCCACGCTGCCGCGAGAAGGGGCGAGAAGCCAAAGAAGTCGTCGTCGTTTAGGTTGTAGTTGAACGACTGAAAGAACGATTCCGGCGGTATAGGCGTGGCCTCCGCGCTGCCGTCAATCAGTATGCCCTTCAGCGGGAACCGTACCCCGCCGTTCTCATAGCCGACCTTCACGCCGCTAGGTAGGTAGAGGCCCTTCGGCTTACCCATATCGCGGCCCACCTCGTTGCGGTCGATGTAGGTAAACGCATCGCCGAATACATCGTAATTTGTGGCCCAAGCGTAGAAAAAGCGGCTGCGCGTGAAGCGGTCGTTGGGGTGGTTCAGCAAGTCGAGAATCCAGTGCTTTGTGACCTCGTTGTCGTTCTCGTCCAGCAACTCGATGTACGCGGAACACTCCGACACCGCGCGTGCGATTCTATCCACGATGCCGAACACCGCGCTATTCGTGCGGTAGGTGTCGTAGAGGTCGTGGCGCGTGTAGCTGTCGAAGCGGACGGTGCCCTGCATACCGAAAAGCAGACGGCGCAGATATTCGTTGCTTTCGTTGGTGTCGGGCGTGTAGTAGTTCTTTTTTTCCAGTTCCTTGATGCGGGCCTCCATCTCCTTGATGTCCTTGCCCCTTGTAAAGATACCCATAGTTATTTCTCCCCTAATTTGTTTACTATTCCGTGTTTACGCAAGTGGCTTGTGCAAGCATAATTGCAAGCATCCATCAAGTGATCGTTCTCCTCTTGCGGTTCATCTATGTACTTTGTGTTGTCGTTCTTTGCCCGCTTCCATTGATAGCCGCGTACCTCGGCCTCGATGTCATCCCCGATATAGCAGACATCGAAATAGCGTAGGTACTGGATGCGGCCTACCTTGTCGCGGTTGTTCGCCTCAATCGCCCAGAGCATATTATCTATCTTTAGGCTCTTGATGTTTTCCGGCCTCGCAGGGTCGCAGTATATCTCGCCGTCATAGCGGTATATACCTTCGATGTATTCGTCCACCTCGCGGCGCATCCACCCTTCGATGCCGTGTTCTTTCATCCGTTCCCCGAAGCCGTCCTCCGCTGGTGTGCCGAGGCGGTCGTTCCCTTCGTAGAGGCATCCTTCCTCCCAGCGCAGTTCCTTCGTGCCGACCTTGAAAGTCCGGCGGCGGTTCATTATGTCCTTGCGGATTACCCCTGCGATAACGGATATGTTGTACTCGCCGCGATACATCAGTTCCTTGTACCAAAGGATATGCGTATCGGGGTCGTAGGTGCAGCGCACGATGGCCGTAGGGTCTTGCACGCCCCAGTCGCATCCGTACCAGCAGGGGAGGTGCGTAGGCCACTCCGCGTCCGTGACCTTGCGCCAACCCGAATAGATAAGTCCCTCCTTCCGTGCCGCGAAGTGACCCAGCCATTTGTGCTTGTAGTATTCGTAGTCTGCGGCCTTGTACCGCTCGGCCATATCAATATAGTCTTGCGGCAAGAAAGGATTTGAAAGATAGGTGGTATGTATGTAAGTGATATTGTCCTTTACCCCGTTCCAAACATCTTCGATGCCCTTCTCCTTAAAGAAGCGGCGGTAAAGGAAGTGGTCGATGTTCGTAGGGTTTGCGACCAGCCACACTTCGCCGTGTTCGCCGTAACGGATGGAGAAGTCTATCGTGTTGAAGATTTCCTCGTCCACCAGTTCCTCCGATTCATCGTTGACCCACATCTTGAGTTTCGGTATGGACTTGAGCGCGGCGGTATTGATGCCCGTGGAGGTCTTGATGCCACGGAATAGAAT